CTCTCCATAATCTACTTGGACTAGTAACATGTCGAATACGTTTGAAGTCTCTGTTCCTAATAGGCGCTGCACGATGTGCGGCGCCATCTTTGGGACCTTGGCAACAGGGTCCTTGAGATCAGGACAGGGACTGATGACGTACGAGACGCGTTACAAATCCAAGAGTCTCTCATTAGAAGACCACGTTCATGACGATACTAGCCAAGATTTGTCGAGTCTTAAGACTGCAGACGAGAGTCTACAACCTTGCGGACGAGATGATTCGAGACGAGTATCTAAGATCGCGGCACTTCTTCAGGGAGACCATACCTGTAGCTTACACTGCCCTCGTCGGGCAGGTACCAAGTTCGCGCACGAAGTCGCGGACTGGTTGGACTCGAGCGCTTACGCGCAAGGTCTTGAGGAGCTATCGAAGTATGAGGTAGTCCGCTCTGCACAACTTTCTTATAAGGAGGTGTGTGACAAGGGTCCGACATTTTGGACTCCGAGTGCGTTATCAGTCTTAGGGGCGCGGCTTAACCGCTTAGTCCTGGACTTAAAGACGCGAGAGGATTGACCTGATTATGGAGGATAGTCTATCTGGGGCGGCATCTGCCTCCCCTAGAGAAAGCTTTTGGCTTTCCCTAAAACCCCGCTTATTCAGGGGGGGTGTTCTATGACGACAGGTTCTAAGACTGACGACCGACGGTCATCAACTGCCTGCTATGAGTTACAAGGTACCAACTATACCGCGTTGGCGCCTGCCCTAGTCGGGTCTTTGGAAACAAAGACTTGGTCAGGAGCAGACTACCCTCTCACAAAGCCTGTATACACTAAACATGTATACGTGTTCCGTGATGGTACGAAAGTGACTTGTAAACGGCGTAGCGATGTGCCTACGCGTCGAAAGACAGAAGACCATAACTATACTGCTACCATCGCTTGGGAGCGCTTTAACGTATATGCCTTTGCGACTACGTACACGTTTCAACCCAGTCTTAACTATACTGGGGTGCACGGTACGAAAATCGACTATGGCTATCAATACGGGACTGCGTCCTCAGACGAGTGGAACAGTAACGACACCATTGCTGCTCTTGGAAAGCTCCGGGAAAAGGTTGCGGGGTCAGATTTCAACGCTGGCGTGTTTTTGGCCGAAGGGTCAAAAGCACTCACGATGATTGCTGATTCTGCAGTCCGTATCCGTAAGGGGCTGACCGCGATTAAGCGTGGTGACGTTATTGGTGCAGCGAAAGCTTTGGGTTCAAAGAGACCGACCAAAGTCCATAAGACTGCGTCGGCGAATTGGCTCGAGCTCCAGTATGGTTGGATGCCGTTAGTGAAGGATGCCTACGGGGGCGCTGAGTTCCTCGGAAAGCTGTTAAACTTCCCTATGGTCCAGACCTACAAGGTCCGTCGTAAGAAGAAGATGAATGGTACATGGTCCTTCCCTGGTTGGACGAGCAAGAAAGCTGATGCGTCTACGACGTATCAGATACTAGCCCGTTTGACCGAGGTGGACCCGTATCAGTTGTCTGGTCTTACGGACCCAGCCAGTATCGTGTGGGAGTTAACCCCCTACTCGTTTGTCGCCGACTGGTTCATTCCGATCGGTAACTACTTGGCTGCCCGTTCTTTAGCTAGTGCTTTGACGGGTACTTTCGTCACCACAAAGGTTCGGCGCGTGAGCGCCGCGTACACTGGTCATCCCGGTGCCGGAAATGCGTTTGTCTCGACCAGTCATATAACTCATCCGAGTTGTAACTGGACGCAGATAAACGTAGATCGTACGGTATCGACGACTTTAAGTGTACCCGTCCCCAGGTTTAAACCCCTGAGTGACGTCCCCTCGTGGAAACACTGTGCCAACGCTGTTGCACTATTAGTTCAGAAGAAATTTTGAGCTGAGTGTAATTCCTTTCAATGTCCCTTTTAGGAGACTAAATGTCTGCCATTGCAAACCTGGTAGCCTATGATGGCGCCAGCACACCTGTCATTCACACTCTCGTCCCCGTGTCGGTAACCCGCAAGGATTCCGATATTACGGCAGAGTGGCGTGAAATGGTGGCGTCCGTTCCCGCATATGCTCAAGTTACCTGCAGTCTCCGACTGCAGGCGACGAAAAGCGGACTGTGGAAAAGCGAGACGCGTGTCGTTGTCCCCACCATGGAGGCAGTGACGAACCAAAACGCTGCTGGATATACGGCCGCTCCGAAGGTCGCGTTTACGGATACCTTTGTACTCACAGGTTTCCATCATCCGCGATCCACGATCACCGGCCGGCGTCTGGCGCGCCAGCTCATCGTAAACATTGCAAACGGCGTTCTCACGTCGGTTGCCGCGGTTACGACTGGGCCAGTTCCTGAACTTGCTGATCAGCTAGTAGCTCCGACCTAACAAGGTTGGGGGGTTTGTCTTCACGACAAGCATGCGG